TCCGAGGACTGGCTTGAACTACCCGAGAGAATTGACCGGGTCGTCCCAATCAAGCTGAACGATCAATCCCGAGAGTTATACAAGAAGCTGGAGAAAGACATGTTACTGCCATACCTAGACGCTGACGTGGTGGCCATTACTGCAGCTGTACTCTCAAACAAGCTATTGCAGATGGCTTCCGGCGCAGTCTATGACGAGGAACGAGGAGTCAAGCAAATCCATGACGCCAAACTGGACGCGCTGGAGGATATCATCGAAGCGGCTAACGGGAAGCCTGTCATGGTCTTTTACAACTTCAAACATTCGTTATCTAGGATTCAGCAGCGATTCCCCCAAACGCGGATCCTGCGAAAAGGTAAAGACGGAACTCAAGATATAGCCGACTGGAACAGCGATAAGATACCTTTGCTGTTACTACACCCGAAGAGTGCCGGGCATGGTCTCAACCTCCAAGAGTCGAGTTGCCAAACGGTTGTCTGGTTTGACCAGATATGGAGCCTAGAAGAGGACCAACAAGCGAATGCAAGGGTACACAGACAAGGTCAGACGCGGCGCATCGTGGTAATGAGACTTGTGGCAGAGGGCACGATGGATGAGGACGCGGTGGATGCTTTGGAACGAAAAGCTGCAGGGCAGGATGCCTTGATGGATGCAGTCAAGGCGAGAATTGAGAAAGTAACAGGGGGAAAAGAAACGTGAGCGAGTGCGGAGAAAACAAAGCATGTTGGAGCATTGGAAAAATAAACGATAAGGAACGCGTTTTGTACGAAGCCATTCAGTTTTTCGGATTAAAACGGCAAATGACAAAGGCTATCGAGGAATGCGGTGAATTGATCGTGGCCATCGCGAAGGATGACCTACCCAATATCGCGGAGGAAGTCGCTGACGTTCGTATCATGCTTGATCAGATTGAAATTATGTTAGGGATAGATACTGGGATGATTAGACAGAGCAAGTTAGCGAGACTGAGCCAGCGGATCCACGGGCGGCCAATAGGCTTGCGTTAGGAGGTATGTGATTCATGGGAAAAAAGCTTGGAACAGTTAACATCCACGAAATAGCCACGGCAGCTGCCGTCGAAGCGCTGAAAATTCAAAAGAACGAAGATCGAGAGCGAGCGAGGAAAAACAGGTTTCACAACACTGAACTCCTGCTTAAAAAATACCTAAGCCTAATCAAACATCTTGAGCTCGCACAAGATAAAGCTTCGGATGAGGACCTAAAAGAGTATAATTTCGAGGAATCAGATATGGAGGATGTCATCATCTACGCCATTAGACGCGGCAGGATAAGAACCTTGATCATGGTTATGCAAGTAGAAGTATCCTTAGCAGAACTTAGGACAAAGATGATAGATAAAGGGCAAATTGAGAAATACGCCGTTATCGAAAAGCTATACCTAGACCCTGTTAAAAGCTTAATGCCATGGATGGAAAGAAATAAGCTTGTTGCCGCTGAACTTCGTTGCGGAGAAACATCAGTTTGGAAGTGGAAAAACGAAATGATTGAAGAGTTAAGTGTTATGATCTTTGGAGTAGATGGCTTGCGGTTAGCGCTTTAGCGGGTTTTTTCAGGGTCTTGACAACCCTGTGAAAAAAGTGCGAATAGACAGTGTAAATCAGCCGTGTTATAATACTAGTATCAAATTTTATGAAACGAAAACGCACAAAAGCGCTTCCGCAAGGTGGCGCTTTTTCTATTGCTTAAAAGGCGGTGATTGCAGTGTCCAAGAATAAAAGATCACGCAAGAAGAGCCAATCGAATAGAGAGAATCAACCTATCAGGGACGAGGTAGTACAGAAACATGAAAAAGATACCCGGGAGATCGAGAACTTAATGCGTCACGATGCTTTTCGTCGTGAGCATGGCGGGATTAAGCAGATAAGACATGGATAAGTTCGCATAGTAGTAAATATTGTATTAGGGGGAGCGGTGAGGAATGGAAGATAGTATTGCCTTGTCAAACGAAATCAAACACCCAAAGAAAAGGGCCTTCATATCGGCGTATGCTGAGTGCGGTACTATTACCAGAGCCGCTGAGATAGCTAATATAGAGCGTTGCACTCATTACGCATGGATGAAGGATGACCCAGATTATGTTAAAGCCTGTGAAGCCGCGTACGAGCAAGCCGGTGAACGGTTAGAAGAAGAGGCTAGGCGGAGAGCTGTTGAAGGCGTAAAGAAGCCAGTATTCTACCAGGGCCAACAATGTGGCGTTGTTAATGAGTACTCAGATACGCTACTGATCTTTTTGCTCAAGGGCGCTAAACCGGAAAAGTACAAAGAGCGTATTTCGAACGAGGTTAGTGTTGTTCCGTCTACAGCTGGGGGTGTTAACACATTGAAGCAACTAAAAGAACAGAGCGAGGCAGAAGAATGGGAAGAGCTAACGCGTTGAAGAAGGTTTAGACGAATGTTACACAAATCTCTTGTGTAACATTCGGTGAAACGCTGAAAACCTTGGGAGAGTAGGCACTCAACGACATTAGATAATGGGTAATACCAATAAACAGAAAAAGTCCATGAGGGGTGGACTTTTAGGTGGTTTCCGGAGATGGAAAATACCATATATAACCACCCCACCCCACCCGGGTATTTAGTGTAAATGGAAAAATATTGAGGTATGGGTACGGTCCTTCCTTTCACATTTTTCGGCCAAATTTTGAACCCTTAAAACTTAGTAGGAGGAATCAGCCAATGGAATCAAAAATAATTAGTCTTATGGAAAAATCACTTGATAAATGGAGAAAGCGATTGATCAAAACCTAATCACAGATGCAGTAGAGATAGCGGCGCTGGTAACAGAGTTGTCCAAGCTCTACGATGCTGTACCAACACCAACAAAATAACCAGATAAAATAATGAACGAAAGGAGGTAATACCGTTAAATGGAACGATGGGAAGCTAGGCTCCTTGACGAATATATCAACAGACACTTCACCCCTACACAAGTAGATTCGCTCATGGAAAAACCACTAACCGGGCCCGAGGGACTTCGCCGTCAACTTTCTGAACTTGACATGGAATACTTCGCCCGAGCCTATTTCCCGGACCGTTTATTTCGTGATATGCCGACCTTTCATAGCCAAGGCTATAAGGATCTACAAATCATTGCTGATAATCCAGGCGGACACAAACGAGCTGAAGCAGCTCCTCGTGGTTACTCAAAGTCTACTCGTTCAACCCTTATCTTTCCCCTTTATAATGTTCTCTATAAGAAAAAGAAGTACATCTTCTTAATTTCGGATACCTCAAGCCAATCAAGCGAATTCCTAACCGATATTCAAGGGGAGCTCGAAGGTAATAACCGTATCCTTGAGGACTTCGGAAGTATCGTGGGTAATCCGTGGAATTCTACCGAATGTGTGACTAAAACCGGAATCAAATTAGAATGTGCCGGTTCTGGCCAAAAGATTCGCGGTAGAAGACACGGTGCATTCAGGCCTGACTTAATCCTACTTGATGACTTAGAAAATGACGAAAATACAGCTACACAGGAACAACGGTTAAAGCTTAAGAATTGGTTCACAAAGGTTGTCTTAAAGCTTGGTGATTCCTACACAGATTTTGTTTATGTAGGGACCATTATTCACTACGACAGCCTTTTTATGTGGGCATTAAAAAACCCGGTATGGAAACCTACGATTAGCAGAGCTGTTATGTCATTCTCTGAAGCGTATGAGCTTTGGGATGAGTGGGAATCGATTGTCGTTGACCTATCTAGGCCGAACCGTATCAATGATGCGCTGGACTTTTACAAGAACCATGAAGACGAAATGTCAATAGGGACGGAAGTCCTCTGGCCTGAAAAACAAAGCTATTACGATTTAATGCTGGTGAAGATAACTGAGGGTGAAGCATCGTTTAACTCTGAACTCCAGAATGAACCGATCAACCCTGAAGACAGACTCTTTAAGTGCCAATACTACGACTTACTTCCTCCGCTGGATGAACTGTACATCGTAGGAGCAGTTGACCCATCAATGGGTAAAACGAGTAGAGCGGACTATACGGCCATCTTAACCCTTGGAAAACATCTTTCTACGGGTTTTATTTATGTCCTGGATGCAATTATAAAACGAATGCATCCCGATCGGATCATCGAGACAATCTTTGAGCAGCATAAACGATGGAATTATAAAGAGTTCGCTGTTGAGACGGTTCAATTCCAACAATTCTTTAAGGATGAAGTTGCCAAGCGAGCAGCAGAACGCGGGATTTACCTTAACATACGAGAAGTCAAAACGATCAGTAATAAAGAACTTCGTATACAATCCATTCAGCCAACCGTCAATAATGGCTACGTAAAGCTTGATCGCTCTCAATCATTATTAGTCGAGCAGTTGGAGAATTGGCCCAAGGCCGCACACGATGACGGTCCTGATACCTTAGAGATGGGCTTGTCCTTAGTAATGAAAATGTCGGTTATGCCAATCTTTGCAGCATGGAGTGATGAGAAGAATATCTTTGATGATGATATGCTTCCTGCTGAATTCAAATGGATGTGCAGCAGATCAATTGCGGTTAGTCATGGTACAGCAACCCCAATGGTATTCCTCGACATTTACGATGATGGTCGTACTCTCTGGGTTATGAAGGAATATTACTGGGACCCTCATGAAAAAGGGATTCAAAAAGCAGACCATGAGTACGCGGAGGATATAGAGGAATTCATAGGGAAAGATCCTCCGGACGATATTATATTACACGCTGAAGCAGCTAGCTTTAAGGCTGAGCTAAGGCAAAGAGGATTTAGGGTAAGGGATGCTTTTGACGAGGTCAACGACGGCCTTAGAATGACTTCTGCTATGATTTCGAGACGATTAATAAAAGTCCACGCTAGTTGCGTTTATACTCAAAAAGAAATCAAGGGTTATGTTTGGGATGAGAAAGCGTCTGAGCGCGGCGAAGAAAAACCTTTGAGCATTAAGGATAATTGCCCGAATGCTCTTAGGTATTATGTTAAAACAAAGATTAAACCTTGGAGGTTAGTAAGTTGAGCAAAAAACACCCTCGTCAACAGCCAAGACCTCGACCTCCAAAGGGAGTAAATACTATCGATACCAAAACGGTTGATGTACAAACCGTAGACGCCTTCATGAATTCTATGGCTCGCATGGGTTATGGGACACCTAGTCACAATGAGGCTGCTGAATACCCAATGACTAGGCTAACAAAAAATTACCAACTCATGAACAGCCTGTATCGTAGCCATTGGATCGTGCGGCGAATTATCGATGTTATCCCGGAAGATATGTGTAAAAATTGGTATTCGTTGCTAGGCCAAATGCGCCCCGAAGATGTTGATCGCTTACAGAGGATGGAGAGGCAAACTGGAGTCAGGCGAAAAATCCTCGAAGGCATGAAATGGGGTCGACTATATGGCGGTGCTGCGGCAATTATCATGATTGCTGGCCATGAAGGTATCCTTAGCCAACCGTTGAGCTACGACATGATTATGCCTGGATCGTTTAAAGGGCTTATAGTTGTTGATCGATGGTCGGGGATATATCCGCAAGATGGTCTTGTCACTGATCCCTCAGACCCTGAATTCGGCCTTCCAGAGATGTACCAAGTAAGCAGTGAAACAATTCAAGGGACCATCCAAATACACCATAGCCGTCTACTCCGATTTATTGGCCGGGAGTTGCCTTTTTGGGAGAGACAAGCCGAAGTTTACTGGGGAGCCTCGGAAATTGAACATGTTTACGACGAACTCAAGAAACGGGATAACACGAGCTGGAACATCGCAAATCTTGTCTTCGCAGCTAATCTGAGAGTGTTGAAAATGGCTGATGCGGCAACTATTCTTGCAATGGGCAACGCTAAGGCACAGCAAGACTTATACAATACGATTCAATCCCAAAACTGGCTAATGAATAATTTCAGCATGTATGTTCTCGATAAAGAAGATGACTTTGACACTAAGCAATATTCATTCGGTGGCCTGTCCGATGTCTACGAAAACATCATGATGGATGTCGCAGGCGCGGCAGAAATGCCTGTCACTAAGCTATTTGGCAGAAGTCCAGCAGGGATGAACGCTACAGGTGAAAGTGATCTACAAAATTACTATGACACCATTGAAGAAAAACAAGAAGCATACTTAAGACCTGTCCTCGACAAGCTTTTACCGATTTTATGCTTATCTGAATTTGGCGAAATACCGAGTGACTTAGATTACAAGTTCAATCCAGTTAAGCGGTCAACTGAGACTGAAAAGGCAGAAATAGCCAGCAAGACATCAACAACCGTAACAGCTGTATTCAACTCAGGCATAGTATCCCAGAAAACGGCACTAAAGGAACTCCGTCAGATGTCAGACGTAACAGGATTATGGAGCAATATTACCGATGAAGACATTATAAAGGCTGACGACACAGTAAATTTACCGGGCGAGGGTATTGGAGATATGCTCGGATTTGCCCTAGATCCTAACGCAAATTTATCCATGTCTAACCATGCGGAAGCCATTCCTAAGGATAACCCAAATGGACCATAAAGATTGGGAACCCAAAAGGCGTTTGGAAATTCAATTTCAAAATGCCTTGATTGAAATCGGTAAACATACGCAGGGATTAATTGAAGGATTAACAGATCCATTTGATATCCTTGCCACGGTTAAATCATTGCTCAAAAACATGGTGTTCCACAGGTACGCTGATGAAATGGCAACGAAAATGGTCGCTGGCCTATTCTCTGCAGGGGAGAAGACATGGAGGTTGGCAGCAAGAGAGAATTCAAACGGGAGAGTGATCTATGATGCCCTAAGGAGAGAACTGCAAGGTCCTGTCGGAGGATCAGTCAACTTTCAGATTCAGAGAAATGCAGAAATAATTAAATCGTTACCATTGGATATCGCAAAGCAGATCACTGATTATATCAGTGAAGAAACTATAAAAGGGCGCAGAGCCGGGGCGATTGCGGAAGATCTAATCCTAAGGTTTCCTGATGTTACAAAAAGTAAAGCCAAGTTGATCGCACGAACTGAAGCTAGTAAGACTTCGACCGCGTTGACGCAGGCGAGAGCGGAGAATGTTGGACTTGCTTGGTATAGGTGGAGAAGCAGTGAAGATGGGCGCGTTCGGGACAGCCATAGACTCATGAATGGAGTCCTGATTAAATGGACAGACCCGCCTTCGCCGGAGAGGCTAGAGGGGTTAAAGAATGCCCCTGCACCGTACCATGCGGGATGTGTATGGAATTGTAGGTGCTATGCTGAGCCAGTTGTTAATTTGGATTATGTGAAGTTCCCCGTGAAGGTATACCGGAATGGAGTAATATCTATGGTGAATAGAAGTGACTTTGAACAAATTTAGGAGGGAAAACATGATTAGTGAAAATGTACAAATGATTGCAAACGGTGTAGCCGTGAGTACTGCAAACCCTATGCCAGTAATAGAGGACATCAAGAATACAACATTGACCCTGTTTGCTGGTGCTATTGCAGCAAGTGTTACCGAACCGAATGCGACTGAGATCGACATGACTAACTCAGATGGTGGAAGCCTAGAAGTAACAATCAATAGTGGAACAGGGACTTGGAGTATTGCCGTCATGACTCATGAGGTAGCCGGTGGAGTTTATGTGCAAATGGATAAAATGAAGGCTGATGGAACGGGGCATGAAGACTATCCTGCAATCGTAAGCACGGCTTCAACATCCAAAAGCTATGCGGTCACAGGTATTAAGGCCAATAGGTTAAAGTTTGTGCCAACATTAACGGGGACCTGCAATGCTACATTTAAGTTTACCCCAACGAGATAGAGAGTATCGGAAACATACTGAAGTCCATATAAAACACCTCGAAAATGAGGTGTTTTACTTATTCCAACATGAAGGGTGGTGGTGAAAACGAAAGCATATTACGGAAGCAGGTTCTCTCCTAATATGACGAAGACCCCTGAGGGATTCCTTGTCTGTCATAATGTCCCAATCACTCGAACAGGTTGGTTTGACTACCTCGGACAAGAGCTTAATCTCAACGACATGATCGACAAAATAGTTAAGGTTTACAAAAGCCCCGAAGAAGTCTTCGCCCCGGCTGCTATGGCTAGCTTTGAAGGAAAGTCTGTAACGGACAATCACCCTAGCTCAGAAGTGAGGCCTGACAACTACTCATCCTTTGAAAAAGGTGTCGTGAGTAATGTCAGGAGGGGCACCGGGGCCGAGTATAATTGCCTACTGGCAGACCTTATCATTAAGGACCCAACTCTTATGTCAGAGGTAGATGGTGGCAAGAGAGAAGTATCTTGTGGCTATGAGGTTGATTACGAACCCATTGGTGATGGTAAGTATCAACAGGTTAGAATTCGAGGAAACCACGTAGCGGTTGTAAGTGCAGGTCGCGCTGGTGACCGAGTTGCAATAAAAGATGAGAAACCAATCGTAGGAGAAAGACCAATCGAAAGGAGAAATAAGCCCATGAAAAATTACCGAGATAAAAATACCTTATTTGGAAGAATGCTCTCTGCATTTGCCAAAGATGCCGAACCCGAGGAATTAGCTGAAGCAGCCAAGATGGCACCAACGGAGGACTCAACGGTAACCCCTACGTCTGCGCCTGTACCAGCTACTCCACCACAAGCCAACGACCAACCACCCGCTGCTGA